TGCAGCTCAAGCAGTTCTGAGCAAGCAATTTGGTGGTGCTTCAGCTGTTGCTGCTGGAACTTTTTCAGGTCAAATGAAACGATTGGGAATCATTGTTGGTGAAGCAGTTGAGTCTATTGGTTACGCAATTTTGAATAGTGACAGATTCAAAGAAGTAATGAAGAACTTGCCTATTGCTGTTCAGGCATCAATAGATGCTTTTGGAACTAATGGCCTATCTGGTGCATTAAGTGCTTTTGCAGACAATATGGGTTATACCGGTGCGCAAGTAAAACTTAAATTGCTTGAAATGAAAGCAAACTTTTACGATTTTGTAAACGGCGTAAACCAAGCACTTGCTTTAGTGAGCTTGCCAATCAACCTTCTTTTTGGCACTATCAACTCAATCGCTGGTACTGAACTGAAAATATCTACACCAGCAGAAACCAAGAAACAATTAGATGATGCTAATGCTGCACTTGAAAAACAAAAAATTGTTGTTGGCGATTTAGGAAAAATCTATTATGAAACAAATCGTCAAACAAGAGCTAACTCTGCTGAATCATCTCGATATACCGATATTGCTAGATCGCTTGGTAAGACAATAAAGGAAACAAATTACACACCACCAGGATTAGGAGGTGCAACTAAAGCTTTGAAAACCGCTACCGAAAAGTTGAAGGAATATGGTGATGCTTTGAAGTCTTCTACTTCTGCACAGAAGTCGTTTGCTGATGCTCAGAAGGGTACGGCTAGTGCTACGAAGTCGAAGGCTGATGCGGATATGGCTGTGGCTAAAGCGCAGGCAAGGTTGGATCAGGTGTCGCAGGGGTTTGGTGTTGGTTCGCCGGAGGCTTTGGCTGCGCAGACGGAGTTGGCTAAGGCTCAGCGTGGTCAGGAGCGGGCGACGTTTGCGGTTGAGGAGGCGATTTATTCGGTTGCTGATGCTGAGATGAATTTGCGTAAGGTTCGCCAGGATCCTGAGTCTTCTCCTATGGATGTTCGTCGAGCAGAGTTGGCGTTGGCTGAGGCGAAGTTGAGTGTGTCTGATGCGACTGATTCTCAGATTGCTTCTACGGTTGAGTTGAATGATAAGCAAACGATGTTGAATGAAACTGTGTTTGGTGCGACGATTGGTTCGCTGATTTATGATGATGCTTTGCAGTCTGTGAATGATGCGAAGGAACGTCAGTTCGCTGCTGCTGAGGCGTTGGCAGATGCGATTGATAAGGAGCGTGAGGCACAGCAGAAGTTGAATGAAACGATTCAGGCCACGATTGATTTGATGGCTAAGTATCCGAAGGTTTTGGGTGGGATGCCTAATCCGATGGGTGGGGTTGCTGGTCAGCCTGCAGCTACAACTACCGCATTTAACACTCGTTCTGGGGATACGTATGCGATCAATATCAATGCTGCGATAGCTGATGCTGGGGTTCCTGATTTGGTGGTTAAAGCCTTGCAGACCTATAACAAGACGGTTGGCAAAATCCCAGTAAGCGTCAGGTAGTCATGGCTGTTGTTGTCCCTAACTGCGGTACTTATATGGTGGAGATGGATTATGGTTCGACAACGAATGCGTTTCGTTTGGACGATGCTGTTGCTGGTGTGCTGAACTCGACAACTTATGTTCTTGACGGTACACCGCTATATGTAGATGTGACCACATATGTTAAAAGTGTTTCTATTAATCGTGGACGGCAGAACAGATATCGTGATGCCACAGGTCAGCCAGGATCAGCAACGATTATTTTGGAGGATCGTGACTTTTATTTTTCTTTAGTCAATACTGGTTCCCCTTACTACAACGCAACACAGGCACGTCTGGGATTTGAATTGAACTCAAACGTGCGGATCAGCCGAAACGGAACCTACCTTTTCACTGGCATCATCAGCCAATACAACCAGTCCATTGAGAAACCTAACCGCTCATTGGTAACCATTAGTTGCTCAGACAAACTATTCGGTTTGAATAATGTTAAAACTCCTGCGTTCACACCAGTTGTTGAATATGCTGGGTCAAGAATCAACAAAGTTCTAACCAATGCAGGTTTGTTTTCTGGTGCCACAGATCGTGACATCGTTACAGGTGTAGCCAAACTTGGCACCGCAGCAGTAGATGAATCAGCATCAGTCCTCGAATACTTACAACGTGTAAACAACTCTGAACAGGGACGCATCTTCATCAAAGCCAATGGCGCGTTCGCCTTTGACCAGCGTTTAACAGGAGAGTTCCAAGCTATTGATGCCACGCTTGCCGATACTGGTGGTACCGCTATACCATTCACCGAATTTGATATCGTAAGCAACTGACATGGCTGGGCCACTTTACTCATACAGCGTCAAAGAACTAGCCGGAGCAGGCAACCTTGCTGACTCTGTTGCAGCACCATCAGTTCAACGCCCCAACGAATTTCTTCCAACGAACCCGTCAGTAGTTAACACAGTTAACGTCGGTATTGCCCCAGCAGCACCAACCGTAGGCACACTTAACACCACCATCCAATACGCCCAATCCATCGCAGCCGATTCAGTAAACCAATTTGGAACCCAATCCACCCCAGTCGTAGTTACTCTTCTAGAAACCTTGGATGACGCTGGAGATTTGGCTTCATATCTAATTCAGCCAGTACCAAAGTTTTGGTTTGGCAATATCCGAATTATCATGAACGGGTTGACTGATGCGCAACGAACCACGATCACGAACCTAGATATTGGTTCACAGATTTCGGTAACGAAAACATTCCCTAAGTCCACTCCGTCTACGGTGACACAGTTGATGGCGTTGGAAGGTATCAGCCATGACATCAGCCCAGACCGGCATATCGTCACCTTGTATACGAACCCAGCTCGAATCTACACATACTTTATTTTGGATACCGATGTGTTAAATAATGATGCTAAGGGTTTGGGCTAGAGTAGAGGCACTATGGCGATTCAGACGTGGACTACTGGCCAGACGCTTCTGGCTTCACAATTAACAGCCTTAAACGGTAACGACTATAACTGGACGGTTAACGCTCAGACGGCTTCGTATGTGCTTGTGGCTGCTGATGCGGGCAAACATGTAACGATGACGAATGCTGGAGCAACCACTATCACGGTGAATACTTCGTTGTTTACGGCTGGTGACACGCTTCGAATCACGAACCTTGGTGCTGGTACTTGCACGATTACAGCTGGAACTGCAACGGTTTCTAGTGCTGGTGCGCTTGCGCTCACACAATACGCTTCAGGTATTTTGTGGTTCCAAGCTGCAGGTGTCGCCTACTTTTTCCCTGACGCTAAAACTTCAAGTGCTGCACTTGTTTATATAACTGGTGCATCGTTTAGTGCGGTGGCATCTGTGAGTTTGCCGAACAGCACGTTTAGCGCAACCTATAAAAACTACCTAATCAACTACACGGTGACTGCTGCTTCAACCGATTCAACGGTCATTAACGCTCGACTACGCGCTGCTGGAACTGATGCAACAGGTGCGTCATACAGTAACGCTGGAGTCACATATATAATCGGTGGATCAACGATTGGAGCAGCAAACATCCTTAGCGGTACATCTTGGCAGTTCACACAGTTCAACTCATTAGACCGAAACAAAGTTCAACTGCAGGTGCTATCGCCACAACTTGCTGTTGACACTCATTTCCTTTGGGATACTTATGGTCGTGTTGGTGGCGGTCAAGGTGGCGGTCATGGCAACGGCGAATATCGTGCAGCAACCCAATTTGACTCTTTAACCCTTTACCCGGCAGCAGGAACAATCACAGGAAGTTACGAAGTATATGGCTACAGCCTCAGCTAGACCCTTGGTTCAAGATGGGTTTGAATGCCGTGAAATGGATGATGCAGAGTTTGCTCAGTATCAAATAGATCAGGCTGAGGCGGTTAAGGCTGTTGAGGCTCAGGCTAAGAAGGCTAGGGATAGAGCTGCGTTGTTGGATCGTCTTGGTTTGACGGTTGATGAGCTTGCCACGCTTCTCTCTTAGTCGTTGGCTGATTGTTTCCCCTGCACTTTTAGTTTCGCTGTTTAGTTTCGTTCCTAGGGCTGAGGCTTTCCAGGTTGGATTGAACGCGGTTGGTTACACCGTTACCGATATCCCACCTACCAAATCTGATACCGCTTATGTTGAATGCGGTCAGGATGTCGTGCCGTTTATCAATGTGACGTTTGATTATGAGCAGAACTTGTTTGGTTCTTGTGGTTGGGATTCGTTCATGGTTCATTACACCGGATACCTTCAGATTCCTGAGCATCAAACTTTGCAGATGTGGGTTGCGTCTGATGATGGTGGGACAGTCAAGATTGGGACTGAGGAGTTTGGGGTTTGGCAGGATCAGGGGTGTAGTGCGACTGAGTTTGATTTGAGTGGGACTCCTGCTGACTCATATCCATTCGATGCCTGGTTCTATGAGAACGGTGGGGGAACGTGTTTCATGTTGGCGTGGAATGTTGATGACACAGGGTGGACGATTGTGCCACCGGAAGCATTTACGAGTGAGCCACCTACGACATCAACACAACAAGTATCAACGTCAGTCCTATTGACCACGATCCCAGAGTCCACCACATCTAGCGTCCTGCCAGATACAACGGGAGTACCACAAACAACATCAACAGTTCCAGAAACAACTTCATCAACTACCAGCTCCTCAACGACGACTTCAACGACCACGACCTCGACTGTTCCCGTGACGCTTTATATACCGCCAACAACATCAACCGAACCGTCAACAACCACAACAGAACCCATACCGGAGCCTGAGTCAACCACAACCACGACAGTTCCAGAAGTGACCACAACGATTGAGAATGTGACCACAACAACATCGGAACAGCCTACCCCCACAACCATCCCAGAGAACCCCACCACAAGCGTCCTAAGCCCTCCTGATGAGGCTAAACCTGCACTCAGCAACCAAGAGCTAGTAGCCGTATTGGACGCGCTGGGAACGGCTGACAAGGCTGAGGTGCAGGCGTTAGTTACACAGGTGTTGGCGAAGGATTTGGATACCAGCCAAGCAGCGTCACTCGTCTCCAGCCCTGCCGTTCTTGCCAGCGTGACGAGTGAGCAGGCTGTGGCATTGTTTGAAGAAATCAGTCCAGAGGAGTTGAGTCCGGCTGAGGCTGAGGCGGTGGTGGCTGCGGTGCAGGATGCACCAACTTCGGTGCGTAAAGCGTTTGAGGCGGTGTTGAATTTGTTTCAAGGTTTTGCTGATGATTATGTGATGACAGGTCAGCAGGTGCCTATCAAGACTCGTCGTGCGTTGATTGCGCTATCTGCTGTATTCTTGGTGACAGCCCCTGCACCTAGTCGAAGGATCAAGTGATGAAGTTTTGGGGTGAGTTCCATGCGTTGATTTGGACTATCGCTGCTTCAGTCACAACAATCCTCACGTTGTCTGGTGGACTTCAGAAGATTGTTATCTACCTGACATTAGGTGCTTTGGTATTACACTTCATCGGCGCGTTAACTAAGAAAGAAGAAACAGAATGAAAAAGGCTCAAGACGTTGCAGGACGTATCGTCGCAGTATTCCTATCATCAGCCCTAGCCATCGTTGGTGGTTCGGCTGTTATTGCACCTGAACTAGAGATTTGGAAGTCAGCAGTCTTGGCTGGTTTCGCAGCCGTTGCAACCGTTGTTCAGAAGCTCGCTCAAGCCAGCCTTGACGGTCAGTTGACTGTTGCTGAAATCAACGAAGCGTTCGGTGCGAAACCTAAAGCATGAAACCAAACTGGCCTGTTCGGGACATCCAATGGTGCGAGCATCTCAAAGGTAAGAAACCTTCACAGA